GGAAGGTTTTGGGTTCGCCCGATCAGACAGTAATGGAATGGGAGGATCCAGAAGCAGGCATCTGCTATCGAAAGGATGGCCAGATCGGTAAGCCGCCTGGATGGGTTTCCCCTCGCGCCGACTTGGAAAAGATAGCCCAGGACGTAGGGCTGATCGAATGACCGATAACGATCCGGTGGATCACCCTGACCACTATACCCGGGACGACGCGATTGAATGCATCGATGCGATCCAAGCCTCCATGCGTGACGACCAGTTTGAGGGTTTTTTGAGGGGCAGCGTTGTGAAGTACATCTGGCGCTATAAGCTCAAAGGCCACCCGACCCAGGACCTCCACAAGGCAAAGTGGTATCTGAGTCGGTTGATCGAATTGCTGGAAGACACGCCGGCTGATGGCTAAATATCTCCAGGTTTTGCAGGCTAGATTGGGGCTGAATCCATGGATGGGGATCCGAACGATGGGCATTATGACGGTCATGTTGCCACATGCGACTATCCGCTTTCTGTTAGTCTTTGTTTTAAAAGGATTTGCTAAATCTAAGGTAGGTTTTCATGTCGTGCATTAAGGGCTCGAAAAAAACAGGAGGCCGAAGGAAGGGGACACCGAACAAGCCAACCGCCGGCGTTCGGGCGATTCTGGACGAATTGAAGTATGACCCCGTGCGAGAAATGGTCCGGATTGCGAACCTTGCAACCAAGAAAGGGGACCACGCCCTGGCTGGCTCGATGGCGAAGGAAGTGGCGCAATACATTTATCCGAAGCGGAAGCAGGTTGAACACCTGGGTGAAGATGGAAGGAAGTTATTCCCGACGATTGAGATCCATGTAACCAGGGATCCCGAGCCCATGACTCTTTCCGGAGACTTTATTGAAGGTTGACCTTACGCCGACCTGGTTGCCATTCCTGGAACCACACCGGTACAAAATAGCCTATGGGGGCCGGGGGTCAGGTAAATCCTGGACAATCGCGGCCCTGTTAGTGGCCGAGGCATGCTCCCGTCCGACACGGATCCTTTGCGCCCGCGAGATCCAGAGGTCGATTTCCGATTCAGTGCTTCAGCTACTCTCTGACACAATCGACCGCCTGGGTGCGGGTTCTTTTTTCGATGTGCAGCGCACACAGATCCTGGGTGAAAATGGGTCCCGTTTCCTTTTCGAAGGGCTTCGGTCGAATGTGACTAAGATTAAATCGATGGAGGGGATCGACAGGGTCTGGGTGGAAGAGGCTGAGTCAGTTACTCGGTCTTCGTGGGAAACCCTGATCCCGACAATCCGGTCACAGGGCTCCGAGATATGGTGCAGCTTCAACCCGCTGGACGAACTGGACGACACCTACCAGCGATTTTGCGTAAACACCCCCCCTGATACGGCCCTCATAAAAGTTAATTGGCAGGACAATCCGTTTTTCCCGCCTGAACTAGATCGCGAGCGGCTCCACATGCGGTCGAAAAATAAAGACCTTTACCAGCATATTTGGGAAGGCGACTGCTTATCTAACCGCGATGGGGCCTATTACGCGAAATACATCAACGACGCGCAAGTCCTCCCTATCCTCCCGGAGCCATCGATCCCCGTGATAACAAGCTGGGATCTGGGGATGGCGGATTCCACCGCTATCTGGTTCATCCAGCCGTTTTTGCAAGAATTCCGAGTGATCCATTCATACGAGAATTCGGGGGAAGGGTTGCAACACTACGTCAACTATCTGCATGACTATCGGGCGAAGAGCGGCATCGTGTACGGGGACCATTTCGCCCCCCATGATGTTCGCGTTCGAGAGTTGGGCCCTGGGCGCAGCCGTCTGGCCACTGCCAGGAAGCTGGGGATTAATTTCAAGATAGCCCCGCTCGGCTCAATAGAAGACGGGATCCATTCCGTGCGCCAGATCATCCCCCGCTGCTGGTTCAATAGTTCCGATGGTGGGTGCCAGGATGGGCTGCGGGCCATTCGCCGCTACCGGAAAGAGTTCGACGAGCGCCTGGGGGTCTACAAGTCCAACCCGCTACATGACTGGAGTTCACATTATGCTGATTCCCTTCGGTATTTTGCTGTAAGCTACCGGGAAAAGAGGACCGCCCGCGCACCAGCGATAGCCGACATGGGGTGGTCAGCGTTTGGCTGAGAGGCATTGGTTCATCGCCTTCGAGCCGTTCCAGGTCGAATACTGGTGGACTAACCTTTTCGATCCGGAGTTCGGCCACGTTTGGGGGGCCCTCGAATGGGGCGATCAGTTCATAGTGGTGAACTCGGTGGGAGGCATGACTGACGTACATATCACAGATATGCCGGATTTTTCCATGTGTACCAGGGTCTTAGTGTTGAATGCGGAGCCGGATCAGGATAGAGTGCGGGAATTAGTGCCAGCATGTTGGAACTGCACCGAGCAAACGAAAGCATTGTTAGGCATTAGGGCCTGGACGATGGTAACGCCGAAGCAACTGCACGATTATCTGGTCTCGGGCCAGGATGAACATTTAACGGTGACGGAGAGAATGGATTATGTGGACTAAACCCTGGGTCGATTATTTGAAAGGCGTACAGCTAAATTTTGGCGGAGGGTCCACCCCGGCTCCCCCGGCAAAGACCGTGTTAGAGAAAAAGCAGGAAAAAAGGTCTCTCGATGAGATGGAGAAGACCGACAAGCAGATTAAGGCTCGTGAGGATGCGACGAAACGATCCTATGCCGGGAGAACCAGCTTGATTAGCAACCAGCGAGACACCCCGGATATCGGTATCCCCCGCAAGCGTCGCGGGAAAGCGCAGTTATTGGCAGGAGTCCCGGAAAAAGAAACCTTGGGGTAAGTAATGAAATATTCTGTCCCGCCCAAACTGGGCACAGTAGATGACCTCACAAAACGATTCGAAGCGGCGAAGTCAGTCCGCGCCCGGTGGGATACGGTCCTCATGGACTGCTACAAGTACGCCGCACCGAAAAGAGACACACTGTCGGGCCAGGGCAAAGGTCAGAGACGGGATCCGGAGATCGTAGACAGCACGGCTGAACTTGGGGTCGAGCAATTCGCGACACGTTTGCAGGCAATGTTGGTCCCCCCCTGGATGCAATGGGTCAAGTTAGTCCCAGGATCCGATATCCCGGATCAGCTTAAAGGCCGCGCCCAGGACTATCTCGACCAGGTTTCGAAAAAACTATTTGACCACCTTAACCACAGCAACTTCGCGAGCCAGGCGCATGAGGCATTTACCGATTTGGCGGTCAGCACTGGCGCGATAACTCTGGAACGAAGCGATGGACCGACCTCGCTGCTCGGATTCAATGCGGTTCCGCTGGCCGAGTTGGTTCCGGAAGAGGGGCCCAGGGGCACACTCGAAACAATTTGGCGTCAGCACGAGGTCGTCGCTCGGAATATCAAACGTCTTTGGCCGGATGCCGACCTGAGTGAAAAGTGCAAATCATTGCTGGCTGATAAACCTGATACCCGGGTTCAGATCGTAGAAGGTACGATCTACGAGCCGGAGGCGGGATTGTATTACCAATGCTGCATGGAAAAAGAGGCGAAGCACCTCATTTATATGAGGGAGTACAAAGTTTCCCCCTGGATCGTATTCCGCGAGTCGGTTCGCCCTGGTGAAGTGCTAGGCAGGGGCCGGGTGATGTCCGTCCTGGCCGATATTAAAATGTTAAACGCTGTTCAAAAGTGGGGCATAAAATCACTTGCCCTGCAAACGGCTGGCGTTTATACGGCGGCGGACGATGGCGTCATTAATCCCTTTTCCGTCAAAATTGAGCCCGGCAGCATTATAGCCGTGGGCAGTAATTCGTCGGAGAATCCAACCCTCCGCCCGTTGCCTATGGCCGGCAATCCCCAGTTGCAGCAATATGGGGTCGAGGAACTCAAGAAATCCATTAATAGGGTTTTATTTGCCGAGCCTTTCGGCGACATGGACGCCCCGGTACGCACAGCAACCGAAATATCGATGCGTAATCAAGAGATGATGCAGCAATCCGGGAGCGCCTTCGCCCGCTTGCAGACTGAGTTTATCGAGAAGATCGTCCGCCGATCCATCGACATCTTAATGGAAGAGGGAGAAATTCAACCGCTTGAAATAAATGGTAAACTGGTCACGATAAAACACACCTCACCCCTCGCGAAAGTGCAGGATCAGGAAGATTTGACCAGTGTTCGCGTGTTGCTCGAAGCAGCAATGGCCTTCGGTAACCACGAATTGATGGCCGCAACGCTGAAGATGGAAAACCTCCTGCCCTGGATGGCGACGAAGCTGGGTGTTGATAGCGCCCTGGTCAGGAGTGAGGAAGAAATTCAGCAAGTTGCCCAGGCGACTGCCGAGCGGAACACGAGGCGAGAAGACGCTGAAGTCGCGCAGATGGAACCTGATATTGCGCCGCAACAAGTCGAGGTCATGTGAAGAAAGAGGAAAAGAAGGCGCGGGAAATTGCCAGCATGTTCTTTCAGACATTTCAGACGGAGCCCGGGAAGTTCGTGATGAACCGGCTACGCCAGATCACTATTGAACGTCCGGTGCTAACCGCTGCTTCTACCGAGTTTGGCGCTGGCATCCGGGAAGGACAGAACGATATTGTCCGGCAGATCGAGGCACAGATTAAATTCGCAAGAGGTGACTAAATGGCCGCAACCGAAGAAAGTTTATTCGAATCATCTGAATCCACTGAGGCAGCCCCCACTGAGGCAGCCCCAGCCGGCTGGTTTTTGGCGGACGGGGTCGAGGGCCAGGGCGAAAAGCCAGAATGGTATAACGAGAAATACCAGTCGGTGGCCGAACAAGCTAAAGGCTACAATGAGCTATCCAAGAAATTAGGCGGCTTTACTGGGCCGCCAGAAGAAGGGTACAAACTATCGATGCCCGAGGAGTGGGGGGATATGACCAACCCCGACGGATCGGCACTGATGAACGACGAAGATACGAACATCAAGTTTATTAAGGAGTTTGGGGCTAATCACGAGATGAGCCAGGGCGCCTTCGATGATCTTGTCCACGGCTGGATCCGCCTGACCGTTGGCAGAAATGCCGAGGTTAAAGAAGAGCAACTGAAGGCCCTGGGCCCCCAAGGAAAGGGCCGCCTCGATGCCATTGATAACTGGGTGCAGGCCAATATCGATGCATCCCTCCACCAGGGCATCCGGAACCTGGTTGTATCCGCCGATTCGGTCGATGCTATCGAGGCCCTGATTAAGAAAACGAGACCAGCACCTCTGGTAGACACCGCGCAGATACCGACGGGCGCCAGCTTCAACAGAGACCAGTTAATGGAGCGGATGGCTGACCCACGATACCAAACGTCAAAGCATTTTAGGCAGGAGACTGAGCGCCTAATTGCCGAAGTTGGCTTAACCGCTAACGAATAGAACACCCCCTGGAGGGGATGTTGTTGTAAGATAGATCCTGAACCACCAGGTGGCAGGACACCCTACCCCACGGTAGGCCCTAAAAACACATGGTGACTCGGCCCGATTTTCGGATACCCGAATCGATCTGATTGTCATTATTTATTTTTTAGGAGACCTACATGTCTAGTAACCTCTCGACTGTCGCTCAAACAATTTTTGATGCGGAAGTCAAACACGCTTTCCAGAGCGCGGGCACTCTTCGAGACACTGTTACGATCCGTAACGGGGTG